AAGTAAATCCAGTTCCTGATGCAGTTTTAATTGTAAGGTTAGTTGGATTAGTTAAACCTGTTGCATCAAATATATAAAATTTATCTATTGAATCTGGGATAGTACAAATTGTACTAGCAGCAATAGTTGCTGATGCAAATTTAATTACCATGTTTCTTGCGTTAGATAATGCACCATCTGACATTACAAGTGCTAAAGTACCACCACTTGAAAGTGTTACTTGTTCGAAACCAGCGATAGCTTGTTGAATTACATTTAAGTTTGTGTTTGTTTTATCTCCCCATGTACCAGCGTTTTCGCCAGTCACCATTAGTTCGAGTTTTAAATCTGTAGAATAACTAGATGTCATAAATTTTATCTCCTAAATAATCTAATAATACCTTATTTAAGCTGCTCTATCAACCTCTGTCCAATTATTATTAACGCCTGGGTTTACTTCAGCCCATGCAGTAACAATAGGACTTCCTACTGAAGCTGCCAATTGTATGCCTGTAACATCTATATTTGCAGTACCTTCAGCTACCACAGAGCCTATTGAGGTCGCTAATTGTAACCCGCCTACACCTATAATTTGACCTGGTATATCTGCGTGTTGGCCAAGAGTCAATGTCAACTGTTGTCCCGTAACCGATTCATTAGTTGATTGAATTAGGGTTATAGAACCCAAAGTCATTGTAGCTTGGATACCTGTAACATCTACTGGAGTTTTAAGACCTCCTGTAGTATTTCCTTGAGACATTGTAGCTTGAACACCAGTGACACTAACATTCGCATCTGCAGATACTGTTGAGGCTGAGGTTAAAGCATCAAGCTGATCTTCCGAAGCTAGTACAAATATATCTTGATCAATCTGAATCGAAAAAGATGGATGAGAGAAAGAAGCAGCTAGTTGTTGTCCTGTAACAGATGCAGTAACATCTGTAAATGCTGTCTCTTCACCAATTGAAGATGTAAGTGAAATACCTGTAACTTGAATTGAATAATTATCGCCCCAAGCAAAACTTCCCCAAGCATCTCTACCCCAACCTTCTCCAGTTAGTGTTGTGTCATCAATGGTTACTGCTCCTTGATTAAATTGTATCTGTGAACCAGATACACCAACCTCTTGTCCAATAGGTGTTGAAACACTTCCAACACCAATAGATTCTAGACTACCGGTGACTGAAACTAAAGCAGAGGTTCCCCCTACAGCAGATCCTTGAGTTGATGTTAATTGTAATCCAGTGAGAGTTACTTGATGATCAATTACGTGGGTTTCGTTCCCAATAGTTGATGTTAATGATAGGCCACTTAGGTTAACGGATGTATCGCTTAGATCTCCCCAAGCTTCTGCACCCCATGTCTTCTTACCCCATCCAGTGGCCATATCATCTTATTCCTTTATTAAGCTATTCTTAAAATAGCAGCAGAAGTAGTAAATGCAGGAAACTGAATTGTAAATGTTCCAGCTGTTGCAGTTTTATCACTTCCAAAATCTAACACAGCAACTGCATCAGTAGTGTTTGTACCACCGTTTGTTTGAGTGTTATAGATTAATGCACCTCTTGCAGTAAGAGTTACGTTTTGAAAACTAAGATCAGCAAAATCAGTAATAGCTACTGAAGATGAAACTTTAACACCTTGATTTACTAAGGCAGCTCCACCAGCTGTGTAGTTTGATGAAGTCACTTCATTTGCAGTAATATAGTTTGTTGTTGATTTTCCTAAAGTCGCTGAACTAGTATACATCGCTAATTTATATGTGTCTGTTGATGCATCAAAATCGTGACTTCCTTGAAGTAATTCTTTTTTAAAAGAATCACAGATTGCGTTTGTTGTTATTGCCATAATTATTCTCCTTTAAAATTATTGGTTTGGAGAGGGAGAGGGCACTACCATTCTTGGTACACCATCATCAAACTCCGCTCGTCTTCTTCTGCCCATTTGTTGTAGAGCAAAATTCTGTACTTCTTCAGTATACTTTGTATTGTAGATGTTGCCAAGACTGTCGGGTCCTTTTAAAAACCTAAAAGCTTCTGCTAGAACACCATGTAATAACATTGATTCTTGATAAGTAGATAAAAAAGTATTGTTTGTAGAAGTAAAATTAGGTGGATCAATGATATAATTTATTTGTACTTGTAAAGCTGAACTTGGAACTGGAGCTACCAAAAGGTTAAAATCATCCCAATTAGCCCAATATTTAGGAGTGCCGGTTGCACCTTCGTTATTGTATTCTGATATAAAACTTGTGTCTCTTTTTTCTAAAAAAGTTCTGTTTCCACTTCCATCTATTGATTGAACTGATCTTATAATTGTTAAATCTGAAGGTAATGAAACATATCTATTGTCAGCAGTAAAATTAGATGTAGAGTATTTTCTTAAATCATCATAGTCAACTTTACCTGCAACATCTAATTCAACACTTCTTATAAAATCTTGAATAATTGCATCCGTTAAAACATTAGCGTCTACTTCTGTGTAGTTTCTAACTTGTGTAAGAAAAGATGAGTGTGTAATAGCCATTATGATATACTAACTCCTACTGATCCAATAGTTGAAATTAATTCTCTACTTCTATTTTGAAGTGATGGATCTTCCGGAACCATACTGTGAATTGTAGTTGTAATACCGTTTGATGTAACATTAAAATCTTGTGTTCTAAAAGCAAAGTCTCCAGGTAATGAAAGATTTGCTACTCCGACATGAATACCACCAGAATCTGAAATAGTTTGATCGTTTGAAAATTCTTGAGTTGGTTGTTGTACCGTCATAGTTCTTGGGTTTCTCAATGCTACTGCATCTGCTTTATGATAAGGTGGATCAAGTTGTGGATGTTTAGGTTCAAACTCAGATATGTGTACTAGAGAACCATTCCATTCTTTAACCATCTCCTTATAAGGAAATGCTTGTCCAGATCTATCAGAAATAGCTTTTGATCTTTTACCAGTTGCGAAAGACATTATACTCCATCTCCAAAATAAGTTTGTGGAGAGATATAAACTGAAGTTCTTGAACCGTCTTCGTTTAATGCTCTAAGTAATTCATCCTCATATAATTGTTTTAATAATTGTATTCTATCTGGTGCTCTTTTTTGTGATAAATAATATGCAAGGCCAGAACACATACAAGGTAAAAATCTATAAGCGACATCAGCTGTTTTTGTAAAACCACCTGCATCTTCGATTCTGTTTATTGTGTAAAATTTTAATGTTGTATAAGTAGTTGCATCTGGAGCTAAATACAAACTTATAGTAGGTGTCGTTTGTCTGTCGACAAAATACTGCGAAGGTTGTCCTGTTTGTAATTTATTTGGAATTGCAGCATAAGCAGATCTATCAATTTTTGTTAATGATATATCGTTTGTTGATGAAGTATTTCCTGCTGCTGCAGTTGTAGAAATATATGCTTCAAGAACATCGTTAACATCTGTTGCAACAGTATAAGTTGCAGTTCCTGCAGTTAAAACTTGTTCATTAAGTTGAACTTTCCAAAGGTGTATACCTCTGTTGCCCCATTCTGAAAATAAAAGATTTAAACTTCTTCTTGCGCTACGTAAGTCATTCCCACTATTAGTCCGCATACCACATCGTTCGTATGCTTCTTCAATAATGTCATCGATCTGAAGATCGAATGATGTAGTTCCTGACGTAGCCATAATTCATTACATTATGTCTTTGTAATAATCCAAAGACTTATCTAGTGGTAAACTTTCATCTTGTAAGCCCGAACCAGAAGTTCTAGCTGCACCATAACCTTGAGTAGATTTCATTTCGCCACCTATGTTTTTTTTCTTGATATCTTTAGAAAGACGACTTGTACCTTTTCCTTTTTTAGCATCAAGTTTCATTTCTCTGACTTGTTTTGCATACTTGTCTTCTTCAGCAAATTTACCTTCTGTGGCTTTCATCATAGTGCCTTTTTTAGCGTAACCCATTTTATTTCTTACATCAGTTGGTAATTTACCTAGCGATTTTTGTTTATTTGCCGGTACTTCTTTTAAATTCTTATCCATAATTTTCTCCTAAAATATTATACGTCTATCATACCACCATAGTATCTCTTGGTAAAGGTACTGACATTATTTGGCTTTCCTCCAGGATTACCTGCTTGTCTTTTCCTTGCAACAGCAGAACGCTTTTCTGAACTTGTCATTCGGGCTGCTTTTGCAGCAGGCACGCATTTGGGGTATTTTCTTTTTGATCCACTTGCAGATTTTCTTCCACATTCTTTGTATCCTCCCCCTTTTTTAGGTGATCCTATATCGACCCATTTTTCATTGAACCATTTCTTTAGGCTCATTAAAATATACCTTTGAAACCTTTGCCTTGAATCGCTGCTCCCGTGCCCCTAGCTTCTCCGCCTTCACTAAATGTTTTAGAAAAACTAAATGTAGCACTTTTGTTTTTACCAGATTTAGTTCCAGTTAAACTTACTCCACCACTTTCATCATCAAATTTACGAGAAATACCTAATGATATTTCACTATTAATATTTTCTTTATCAAATTTACTAATAGGTTTTGCGACTCCACCTTCTATAGTAGTTTTACCTTTTGAAATATTTAGTGTTCCTTTAGGTACTGTAACATATTCAGTATCATCAACCCCTAGGCTTCCACCCAATGTTGTTCCTTTAAGTGAGTTTTTTAAATAGTCTGGTATACTTTTTTTCTTTCCCATTAAAATACTCCTTTAAATTTAGTTCCTTTAATCGCTGCTCCTGCTCCACGTACCTCGCCACCACACATCATTTTATTTGTAGAAGGTAGTTTACTAAATTTTGATGATTTTTTCTTTTTATTTGCAGCAGAGCCACTACTGTCTGTAGTTGTATCTATTTTTAAACCTCTAGGTAAATCTTCTAAATTATTGTCGTACCTATCTCTTGCCTTCTTTTTTTTAGCACCCATGTCTTTTCCACCACCATATTTAAGCTTCAGAGTGCTTAAAGTTTCTGCTTGTGCAGCATGTGTTTTAGATGCTTTTTTTAAACCCTTTATTACTTCATTTACTTTTACTTTAGTTTCTCCACCAATTTTTTTACCTGCAGGTTTAGGACCTTTAAAATCTTTTCTTTTTACACCTGATGGATCTTTAATTTTTCCTGCACAAATCTTTGATGCATAAGCATTTGCATATGCGCTTGGATATACTTTGAATTTTCTTTTAGCGGCTGATTTGCCTCTTGCACATAATTTAGTCATGCAAGAATTATATCATTTTTTAATTAAACAGTAAACGTCTTGGCTAAAGGGTTTTTCTTCTTTTTAATAGCTATTTTGACTCTTTTCTTTTTTTCTTTCTCGTCTCTCGCCCCTCTTAATTTTCCATCAATTTGTGCTGGTATTTGTCCTCTAGTTATAGCCATGTTTTTATCTCCTTAATTTTATTTAAAAATATTACAATAGTTAATCTTTCATTTTTATCTAAGCTAGTAGCTCCATGATAAACATTACCATCATAACATGCAAGAGTATTAAATGAATTTGAAACTTGTATTGATGGGTTTTTATCTTTATCGTAAATTGTAGTACCCGTATAAAAATTATTTGTATCTTGATTTAGATAAATTATACCCGCTAAGTCAGTAAAATCTTTATGAATTCTTGTATTCTTCTTATCATGCAGTAACCAATCTTCGTATGTAATTTTATGAAACTGTATGGTTGTACTTTCAATAGATACTTTGTAACCATTAAAATATAATTTTACTATTTTCTCTACTATGTCATCGTGAAGTTTTTGGTTAATTTCAAATAGATTGTCTGATCTTAATCCAGGCCAGTTGTCTTGGTTTGATGGTTTTTTCCATGTAATTTGTTTCGAATATTTTATAACTTCTTCTGGGTTTTCAAAAAAATTATTTTTAATTA